TATAGCATAAATGGGTGGTGGTCTTCTTCAACTTGTTGCTTATGGTGCTCAGGATGTTTATTTAACTGGCAATCCTCAAATAACTTTTTTCAAAGTTGCATATCGTCGTCATACAAATTTCGCATTAGAAGCAATCGAACAAACTTTTAATGGTTCAACATCTTTAGGTTCTCGTGTAACTTGTCAAATAACTCGCAACGGCGATTTAATAAATCGTGTGTATTTTGTAGGAACTATTCAAAATACTAATGTTGTTGGTAATGCTGGAGCGATAAATAATCCAATTGCTTTAGTGCCTTATTTTGGTCTTAAATTATTAAAAACTATTGAATTAGAAATTGGTGGTCAACGTATTGATAAGCATTATTCAGAGTGGCTATATATATGGAACGAACTTTCATTACCAATAGGAAAACGCGATGGTTTTAGATTAATGGTTGGTGGTGATAGATATAATCGCTCAATTATATTAGATGCTCAACAAACTTATTCAGTTTACGTTCCTCTTGAATTCTGGTTCTGTCGTAATGTTGGTTTAGCTCTTCCATTAATTGCTTTACAATATCACGAAGTAAAAATAAATATTGAATTTGAATCAGGTGCTAATATGGTTGATTTTAATGCCAATTATTCAGATCGTGCAACAGCATTAATTGATTCTGCTACTTCTCCAGCATCTATATCTGGTATTAAGAAAAATAGTGAATTAGCATCGTCACCGGCAACCAAAGTTTCATTAACTAATGCTTCATTATGGGTTGATTATATCTTCCTTGATACTGATGAACGCCGACGATTCGCTCAATTATCTCATGAATATCTTATTGAACAATTACAATTTACCGGTACCGATACTGTTTCAGGAAGCACTAGTTCAACATCTCTAAAGAGCATCCGTATGAATTTTAATCATCCTTGCAAGGAATTAATATGGGTAATTAAACCAAATCAAAATTCGGCTGCTAATTCTATCCCACCCTATTGGAATAATTTTAGTACTCGTGATGCTGATAATAACTATATTATAGGTAAAAATCCAGTAACATTAGCTAAAATACAATTAAATGGTAATGATCGATTCACCGAACGTATTGGATCTTATTTCACTCTAGTTCAACCATATCAACATCACGAATATACCCCCAATCTTTTTAATAATGGTATTAACGTATATTCATTTGCCATAAAACCGGAAGAACATCAACCATCTGGAACTCTAAATATGTCCCGTATAGATACTGCCGTATTATCATTAGCATCATCTGTATCTGGAACTATTTATATATTCACCGTGAATTATAACGTTCTACGCATACTATCTGGTATGGGTGGTTTAGCTTATTCAAATTAAATATTAAAACAACATCCTATTTTTTTTTCTTCTATTTTATCAGAATTAAATAAAAGTTTATTTTTGGTTGATTCGACTGTTAATTTAAGAAATTCCAATTCTCGTTTATTAGTTAATTTTTTAAGTTCTATATCATGTGATACTTTAATATGATTGAATTTAATGATGTCTTTAATTCTTACATTTTCAAATATATTAATATCTTTAATTTCTTTATTATAAGTTTCAACATTTTCAACCATTTTATCAAATAATTCAGTCGTTAAATTATTAGATGTTGTGAAATATTCAATTAATTCTTTTTGTTTATTATATAAAGTTTTATAATTAAATAAAATATCATGTATATTCTTGAGTTTTTCCATATTTTCGCGATAATTTCTAAATTTAACTATCGAACTTAAAATAGTTAGCAAAGTTCCCAATAATAATGTTATTAAATTAATAATTAAAGTTATACTTTCTTTTGAAATAATTAAACTCATATCAGAATTAATATTATCATGTTGATAATTAATTAATGTTAATCCAATTGCATCTACGAAAGTTATGACAGTAGATATAATTAATATTAATAATGAAATTCTATTATATCTAAAATAAATTAAATCATATTTTGCAGAAATTATATATAAAGAGGTAGAAATTTTAGTTTTATTTTCTTTAATATTTTTTAATAATTTATCAATTTTATAACTAATTTCATTATCTGGTAAATTACTACTACCTTCTGTTTGACATTCGGTATTTGTTCTTCCATTCAATTCATATAAAGTAAGAAGTTTATTATTTTCAACGGAATGTGGTGAATTTTGAACATTAATCAAATCACCATGTACTGAATTATATCTATTTTTATTATTATTATCCTCTATTAATACAATTAGTTCATTTTCAATCATAGACATTATATATTAATTAATAATAATTTTTTATTATTAATATGGCAATTATACAACTAATAACTATAATTAAAAAATCACGGACATTATAAGGACGTTTAATCTTATAATTCGTATTATAAATAACATTTACCATTTTAATAGCATTAGTTACGGCTGATTCCATAGAAGTAAAATGAACTTTTGCATCGCCATTATGAGTTCCTAATGTATAAATATTATTGTTATTATGCGATTTTAAATAATTATAATTAGGAGTTTTAATAAACGCAGTTTCATTAGAAACCCATTCATTATTTATATATTTATTATTGATAAACATTAATGTCGGTATTGGTAATTTTTTATAAATTTCTTTTAGTTGTCTAAATACCTCATCAAATATTTCTTTTTCATCATCACATTCATTTGCTGTTTTATTTATATATTTACTTTTTTTATCATTTATAGTAATAGCACAGCTAATTACTGTTTTAGATTGTGATTCTTTGAATGTCATATAATCGCTCAATACAATTGCAGCAATTCCCCAATCAGTATTACTATACATACCATATAATTTACGATCAATATCTAATTTATAATTCCAGTGATATGTAATAGATATATATTCATTATATTCGGTATTTTTTGAAAATTTAGTTAATTTATTAAAATCCATAAATGAATTCTTAATATCTTCTGGTGAATTATGTAAAATTTTAACTAAATTTTCAGGTGGTAATGCTAATATTAATTTTTTTGTTTCAAATATTTCATTTGCATCAGTTTCTATTTTCGTTATTTTCCCATTTTCAACAATCTTTTTAATACCAGTTTTTAATTTAAAGCTAATATTTCTTTTCTTTAAATACTTTTCCCATAAAAAGAATAATAATTCATCATTAGGTTTAATAGGTTGATAAATATTATATAAAATAAATTCGCTAATTATGTTAAAATAACTGTGGAATGATATTTTAGAGCTATCGCCACCATCCATAAATCTGCACATACGATCTATATAATTTCTTGCTTTTTCGGTAAAATTATTATCATCCATATAATTTTTTAATGAAATATTTTTTTTATAATCAACATTCACTAATAAAATAATAAAATCTTTTATCATTATAAATATTTCACGAATAGTAAAATAATTATTTTTAGCAACCGTATATAATATTTCTAAAAATGATAAATTAAATTTTTTGAATACTTGATTAAATTTTAAACCTATTTTACCTAAAATCATTTTGAGATTAACATAATTATTCGAATATATTCTAGGTCCATGTTCGCAAAAATAAAATTCATTCTCATATTTCTGTCTATTTACTTTATGACATCCACCAATCACACTATCTTTATCAATAATAAGAATATTTTCATTTTTGTCTGCTAATGTTGCGAATGTTAAACCCGATGGACCAGCTCCAACGACAATACAATCATAAACAACCATTATTTATAATACTTATCTATATAATAAAATAGATATGATTTCATTTAATATTGAATTTGAAATATTATTAATAGCAATTTCATTATCTATTATTTATGGATTAACGCCAATAACATATAAATTATTAGTATTAAATAATAATATTTCATTTGAAGCCTATTTATTATTATCAACCACTATATTATTCATATGTACTCTATTTTATTCATTAATTTTTAATGACCATTCAAGAGTATTTACTGAAATATCAAATATAAATGTATGGATATTATTATTATTTATTATAAATGTATTTGTTGTAGCATTTATTAGTCAAATGTTATTTCATTACGCATTAAAAAATACGAGTAAAATATCTATATTTACGATAATAACAGGATTTTATCCACTAATAACTATTATATTATCAATACTTGTATTAAAAGAGAAATTATCATTAAAAATATTTATAGGTTTTTTAATAGCATTAATTGGAATTATTGTTATGACTTATTAAATATATAAATATATATTGATTTAATTATCCAAATGTCTAATTGTTGTAATAATTATGAAATATGTGAAAATATTGTTCCTACGCGGTGGAATGATAATAAATGCAATAATTTATGTTTAAATTGCCAAATGTTATTTGGATTTTGGATAGAACATAATGGTAGAGAACATATTGGAAAAGGATTATTAACGTTTATTGATAATATTGAATGTCCTATTTGTTTAGAAACTAAAAGATGTGTATCACAACCTAGATGTGATCATTATAGCTGTATTGAATGTTTCAAACGATGTTATTATGGCAGAGAAATGCCCGAATTTCCATATCCAGAAATGGAAAATGAGTATTATGAGGATATGGAAAATTCGAATTACGACTATAATAGTAAATGGGACAATTATAGAGAAAAAATAGATGAATATAATAAGAAATGTGATATAATTGAAAATACGAATGAAAATCATTTGCGAAAATGTCCATTATGTAGAAAATAAATTAGAATTGATGGCAATTAATAGTTTGATTACCACTTTTATGAAATTCATTTAATACCTGACAATCTATAGCGGCTTCCTTCATATATTGATATAATGTTAATATTTGTTTCATCTTTTCTTGTGATTGTTTATATATAAATTCATCAATATTTATAACATCTGTTGCATCAACTTTCTTTTCATTTGCTTTTGCTTTTGCTTTTTTCTCTAATTTTTTATATTCGGCTTTTAGAGTTTTAATACGTTCTTTAACTTTTATTTCATCACTCGTAATATTTTTAACATTATTTAATAAATCATCATTCTCATTTTCAATAATTTTAATTTCAGCTGCATTAATATCAGGTTTTTTATTTAATGTTTTAAGTTTTTTAGTATTTTCTTTAATTTTTTCTTTATTATCTTTAATTCTTTGTTTAAAATTGATTGCTAATAATTCATCCAATTCTTTTTTAACAGAATTAATACTACCACTCTTACTTTTAGAAAGTTCATTCGGTAAATCGCTAATATATCTGTGAATATTAACATCCCATTCTTTTTTATTTAAATCGATATGGGAGCAATAACGTGCAGCTCTACCAATCGTTTGTTTATCGCTAGCCCATGTTATTAAGGGCTCAAATATATGAATGTGTCTAACAGCTTTTAAATCAATACCTTCATTATAATTCTGTGATGCCAAAAACAAACTCACATATTCGCCATATTTATTCATGGATGAATTATATAATTTAACCATAGCGCTCAATTCTTCACCTTTATTGGTTCCCATTTGTGTTGAAACTGCTAGAATATATCTCTTTTTTTTATTGTCATCATCTTCGCCTTTTTCTACTATTTTAAGAGCTTGGGATGGTTTCAATCGTTCATAACCTAATTTATCTAATTCTTTTGCGATTGCTAGGATACCATGACCTCCATATCCTCTATTTTCATAAAATGCGGAATATACATATTGTTTTTGCATAGGAAAATCTAATATTTTTTGAAGTAATGCAGGTAATTTAGCACTAAATTCATTTAATACAACATCTTTTTCATAATTATAAAGCATATTCGAATATCTTCTAGCGGCAGCCCAATATTTATTTAATGAATTAGATTTCGATAAATTATCATAATCTTTCGCACTTTCTTTAATGTCTTTATAAGCGATTACGTATTTTTCGAATTGACGATTGCTCATATGCAAATAAACGGGATCGTTATCAATAACAGATGGAAACTTAGTTTTATCACTTGACATATCAAAATATGATATTAGACCTCGAATTTTATTAATAAATATATCTGGAGTATTAATATCTTGAATATTAATTTCAGGAATATCTGGATTTTTTACAATATTTAATAATTTCATTATTTCAGTTGGATTATCTCCTAGAGTTGCAGTTAATATAAATACTTTTAATTTAGGAAATTTATCAGATAATAATAATTTTTCTAAAATAGAATGTTGTTTTTTTTGGTTTGCTAATGGTCTAAATAAATTATGAACTTCGTCGATAATTAAAACACAATCATTTAAATTAATAACCTTCTTTACTAAACGATTAGATAGTTTAGCAAATGACAAAAATTCAACTTTTCTATTTTTAAATTCACTATTTAAATCATTTAAGGACTTCCCCTCAAATCTCTTAAATAGATTTATAAAACATTCATGAAATTTAAATGGCGGGTTACTGGTTAATGCATCTATCGAACTACAATAGATAATTTTTTTATTAGATTTCCAGAATCCATCCATAATAGCAGAAGCGGTACAAGTTTTACCACTACCAGTCGAATGCCATAATAACATTCCTTTTTTATCTAAAATATTTTTAGTGATCATTTTACAAATATTATTAACAATTGATTGTGGAACAGATGGTAATGTTTTTTTATTACTATCATAACTACCACTCGAACTAGAACTATTAGATAAGAAACTATTGCTTTTTTTACTTATAATAAAAAATTTTGGAAAATAATATTTATATAAATCTTCCATAATATCATCATCGTGATTATGTGTATTATATTCTTTTTTAAATTGATTAAATAAATCAATATTATTTATATTTTTATTTTTCAAATAAGTTTTTAAAATTTTAGCATTCGAATATACATTAGGATCTAATGTTCTTATTAAATTCTGTTGATATAATAATTTCTCTTCTTCATTTGAAATTTTTTTAATTATTTTTTCATATTTATTTAAATTATCATTTACATCATTACTATTTTCATTATTATCATTTAATTCATCCGTCTTATTATCATCATTAGGAATACATCTATTACCTCTTCCTATTAATTCTAATGTTGGTGGTTTTTTATTGCCATTATAAAGTTTATATAACATATCTTCTAATCCTGTTTTTTTACTAGTAATATCATCGTCCATTAATTTAACTTGCATTTGTTCATTCTGTTTTCGTTTGGTCATACAATCAAAAGTATATTTATTTTTAAAAAAAGAACATTTATCATTTGATTCGCATTCTTTTTTAGCAGTTGCAATATCATTAGAAGTTATTTTACCTCTCTTAAAATCTGCTTTTCTTAATAACCTGTTATTTTTAATTAAATTTCCGCATTTCGCCTCGTTTCCATCAATCCAACAATTACCAGTATCATAACCAGTATTTCTATTTACAGAATCATTAACCCAAAAACCATTAGTTGTGTTGCACCGGTCTTGAGTATAAACATTTTTATAATATCGATTATTATGATCAGTTAATTGTTTTATATTATCAATTACTAATTTACAATTTTTATTTTTGTCAAAAGTATATTTTCTTTTAAAGTTATCAACATCTTTAAGTTTATAAGGGTTGATATTATGTCTATCATACTCATAAACTTTTTGTTTATCTATTGAATTACATTCTTTGTTTCTATTTGATATTTCATCTTCAATTTCCTTAAACCAAACATGTGACATTTACAATTCTATTATAAACATATATAAATTATTAATAGAGCTGTATATAAAATAACCGCCAAAGAAGGATTATAAACAACATGAATATTATTACTCAAATCAAACAATACATCTGCTATTTCATCAACTCCAATATCTATAATTGTATGCTTGTTTTTCAACATCCATTTACATATTTTCTTTTTATAATGTAAAGGTCGTTTTTGAATGATATTTCGTTTTAAAGTTGTTGTTTTGGATAATAAATAAATCGCAAATGATGCAGTTGTTGGTTCTAACATCTTAACAGTTGTTATAAACATAATTTATAATGTATTATAATATAATCATATTTTTTATGTTTATAACGACGGATCATACAAATAATTATACAAATTTTCAGGAATTTCTTTTATTTTTGAATTAGTATATTTATTAATAATAATTATAATTTCGGCAATTGACGCAATCTTAAATTTATGATTCTTAGCTTTTCTAGAAAACCAATCATTCTTTCCACGTTTAATATACGTTTTTAATTTTTCTTCTTCAGTTGTATTATAAATAACATTTAATACAACTCCAGTATTTGTTTGTTTATATCCATCAATATCAATAATACCCGAATGTTCTTTATTATGGCATTCTTTACATATATTAACGAGATTGTGTTTAGCATTTTTATGAAAATTTTCAAAAAAACCATTATCATCGCTCAAAGTTTGATAATTAATATGATGTGTTTCATCGCTTTTATTTTTCTTACATATTTGACATACATCCATAAATAATAATGAATTATAATTAGATGCTTTAGTTTCTAATAATTTTTCATTAATACCCATTATTTCTTTTCTAATTTTTTCTGCATTAGTCATAAATTTTAATGGCATATCTAATGATTTGCAAACTTCAATACCATATATATTAGATCCTTGACCTTTTTTTAATTTTCGCTCATATATAATTTTATTATCAATAATTTCAATATGCATATGATATATTCTTAATTCATCTCTGTCTTTTATTAAACTAATATTAGTCAATTCATGTAAATGACTTGTGAAAATAAATGATGCCTTTTTTTCGATCAATTCATTTATAGCAGAACTAATAATACAAACACCTGAAATTGCTTCAGTTCCTGAACATATTTCATCACCAATAATAAGACTATTTTTATCAGCTCTTTGAATAATATTACGTAATTCGGTCATTTCAACAATAAAACTACTCATTCCTTTATAAATATTATCATTTCCATAAATTCGAGTCATAATATGATTATATGGATTATATCGATAATTAACGGCTGGTACATACATTCCAGATTGTGCCATAATTATTGAAAGTCCAATAGCTTTCATAAATGAACTTTTGCCAGATGAATTGATACCATATAATAAAATCCCATTTTCACTTAAATCAACATCATTTCCAATATATTCAACGTCAGTTATTAACCGTTCAATAATAGGATGTCGTAAATTTTCAGCATTTATATATGAACTTGATGATGTTAAATCAATAGTAGGTTTATAATAACAATATTCAACAGCATTATTGGCATTACAACAACTAATATCAATATCAATTAAATATTTAATAATATTATCTAAATATTTATCTGTATTTAAAAGAAATGATTTAAGAAAATCGTTATAATAACCAGATACAATTGATTGTATATCGTATTGTGTTTTGCGTATAATGGAAGAATAATTATCAATTTCAGCAGAATATAATTTATAATTTGTATTTATTAATTTCTTTTTGAAAGTTTCCATATAACTCTTATTTTTACTTAATGCATTTTCAAATCTTTTTTTAGTAATTGTAATATAAAAACCCTCACTATCATTATAATCAATTTTAGCAGCCGAATCATTTATATTACTAATTTTATTAGCAATTTCAATAATACTGTTATAAGCCTTATTATAATTATCGTCCAATAAATCTAAATCAGTATAAATACCTTTATTAAAAATATTAGTTTTAATATCTTTGATATTATATTTAAAACATTCATCGATATTTAAAATTTCATAATTTTTAATAATAATATTGACATCATTAATTAAATCAGGTTCAGTTAATTTAAATACTTCAATTGCATTTTCTAAAGATGATGAAAAACTACTCCATTCACATGGTTGTATTTTCTTTAAAATAATTTTTCTCTTAATTCTTTCCAAATCAATAATATTAGTTAAATACTTATTAATTTCTTTATATTTTGAAATATTCTTCTCAATATTATTATATCTATTAATTAATTCTTGTTTATTATTAATTGGATTTAAAAAACGTTCTTTAAATATACGAGAACCAAATGCAGTTTTGCACCTATTTAAAATATCCAATAATGGTTTTTCATTTGTATTATTACTTATAATATTTAATTGTAAAGCACTATTATATTCGATTGCTAATATTTTAGAATTGTCTAATAATTCTGGAATTTTAAGTTCTTTTATGATATCTGCATTATGTTCATATGCAAATTGTAATAAACTACAGAAACTCAATCGACCTAATGAATATTTTTCTAAATTTAAATATTCAATAATTGATAACATAGTATTATTTATAAATGATTTTTCCAAAATCTTATTTTGATAATCCACCTTTTTAATATAATTATTTAATTCATATTTATCCCATTTCTTATGAATAAGAACAGAATTTATATTAATTATATTTAAAATTAATTTTTTATTTTCATCACTTATTACATCCGATAATAATAAAATTTCACATGGATTATATGTCGTAATTAGTCTATAACATTCATCTAATGTATATTGAGGGTCTGATTTTGAACTACCATTCTCATATATAAATGAGCGTCCAGTTGTTAAATCAACACCGCTAATACCTACAATTAATAAATTTCCAACTTCTTCAAAATATAGAACCATTATATAATTGCTAGTTTTCTTATTGATGTTAATATTTGTCGATGGACTTATGATTTCTGTAATTTTTCTTTGAGGTTCTGGTGGTTCTGTTACTTGTTCAATTAAAACAATCGTATAATTATTTTGTAAAATTAATTGTATATATTTATTTAATGACCATAATGGAAATCCACACATAATTGGATTATTTCTAGAAACTTCGATAATAGTCTTATTTTTTCTAGATACTATGATATTACAAATATCAGCAATCGTATATAAATATTTAGAATTAACATCAATTGCATATAATTCAAAAAAAGAACCAACTTGCATAAGTATAATAGTATTTTCACCATACTTATTACGATATTCGTCGAGATAATTTAAATAATCATCAATAATCATTATCAAACAATCATTATTAAATAATAAGATTATCTTTATATACTATTTTTTTCATAATAAACCAAATATTAATACTTTCTGTTTCTTTATATATATATTGACATTTAAAATAGTCTTTAATGTCCATTAATAAATCATAATTATATACATAATGATGCATACATCTGTTTTCATAATTATTTAAACAACGTTTTGTAAAATTTTCAAAGTTTCCAGCAAGTGGATCTAAACTTAAATCATGATTTCTTAATATTTCTGGTAATGTTGATAAATCATCCTCGCCGACATTTTTTTCATATTGTGATAATAATGTTGAAAATTTAGTATAATCGCGATTATGATCAAAACATACTGATTTTTCAGGAACTACTATTATTATATATCCGTCATCCTTAATAATTCTTATAAATTCTTCAACTGCCTTTAATGGATTAGCGACGTGTTCTAATATATGTGATGCAAATACAAAATCATATATATTATCTTTAATATCTACCAAATTTATTGCATCATTTATAATTATTTTACCTTTATTATAATGTTTATTATCACACCATACTGTATTCATCTTAAATACAACATTATCTATATTACTGACATTTGCATATATTATAGGACCTGTAAAATCACTAGGACCTCCAATTTTTACGCCATTCTTACCAATAACAATATTCTTAATAATATTATGAATCATTATTTAAATGATAAATATCAATTCTTTAAATGATATAAAATATAATTAATATTAGTATATAATGTTTTATTATTTTTTATATTATTATAGCAAAAAACCTTTTAAAGGATATGATGATTTATTAAATGATTACAAATATTTAAAATATACTTCCGGTGGTATTCCTAAAATAATTATAAAAAAATCATGGCAAACGCAAGATAATTTTCCACCAATTTTAACATCAACATTAAATGATATTATAAAATTAAATCCAGAATATAATTTATATTATTTTGATGATATTGATTCTGATAAATTTATGAAATCATATTCTCAACGAGCTTATAATGCTTATAATAAATTAATACCAGAAGCCTATAAGACTGATTTATTTAGATATTGTATAATAGAAAAATATGGAGGATGTTATACAGATATAGGACATGTATTTTATACGTCTTTTGATGATATATGTGAAGATTGTAAAATGGTATTAGTGAAAGATATGTATTGTGCTGGAATACAAATATCGTTAATGTGTTCTTATCCGCATAATCCATATTTTATAAAATTAGTTAATGAATGTATTAATAATATTGAAAACGAATATTATGGCTATAATTGTTTAAGTATTACAGGTCCTACATTTGCTGGTACTGTATTTTATAAATATTTATTAAATTTAGAATATAATAATGAAAATGATTTTACTAATACTGATTATTTTAATAAATACATAAATAGAGGTAAATTTGACGATATTAAATTTTTAGAATTAATTATTAATGGAGAAGTAGAAACAACCCATAATGATAATATATATATTGTAGATAGTAATAATAATACATTATTGAGATGTAAATTTCAATATTATTATAAATTAATGTACGAAAATCGTAATGTACCTTATTATGTTGTATATTGGGATAATGGTATTGTGTATAAAAAATGATAATAAATATAATATTTTATAATATAAAATATGATTAATATTTATAAAAATAATTGCGAATCAAGTGTAGAATTTAATTATAATGATTATATACGATTTATGCCAATTGATAATAAAAAAAATAATCCAATTTCTATAAAAAAAGAAGAAATCATTAAATTAAAATTAACGAATTCTAAAATAATGGAATGTTATATATTGAATAATGGTGTAAATATAATAACAAAGTTTAAATACATGTCAATTCTAAAAACAATTTATAATACTATGAATACGAATGATATAATGAAATATAAGACGTTTAATATTAAAGAAGGTGATGTTAATGGATTAAATGGCTATAATTATTCTAAAAAATTAAATTTATCAATTCAATCTAAAGCAACGCCATTTATTTTATTTGAAATATTGAATATGACCGAAATTAATAAATTTCCAACATCAATTATTATAAAATTAGATTCTGGCGTAATATTACAATTCATTAATAGTTTTCAAAACGTTAAATCAAATAATAGTATTTATGTTTATAATAGAAATTCATTTTATACAGTTAAAGACATTTCTAAACTTAAATTAGTTGGTTCAAGAATTTTAGAATGTATTGTTAAAAATACTCATAATTTCATTATTACTATTGAAAAGAAATATATGTCAATATTGGTTGATATTTATAGTTCTATGTCTGTAAATGATGTAATTAGTTATACTTCATTTAATATTAAATTTGGCGATGAGAATGGTAAAAATGGATATAACTATCATAAGAAAATAAATATGTCTATTCAATCTAAACCAACTAATCATATATTAGTAGAAATATTCAAAATGGCTGATATTTATAAATATCCATTTTCTATTAAAATTCAATTGGATACAAATAAAATTATTCATATAGTTAATCAATATTATAAATAAATTTGTATTATTTTTTTAAATTATTCATAAAAAATGAATATAATTATTACTAAATAAATAATCAAATATGATGAATACTTATCGCATTTCCGGCAATTATCACATTCTGGCTGTTCGCAAGAATAACATTATGTATTGTGCTTCGTATAACAAAATGTCGCATAGCGAAATTATAACATCAATTGAAACCGGCGAAACATTCCACAGTATTAATGCATTTACGGCAAGTATTCTGGGAATGAATGCTACGAACGAGGTTAAAGATTGTCTGTATTACAGCGACAAGAGGATGAAATGGCGGTCGATTAAGCGCATTTTGAAGAAGCGATAAATCACATATAAAATATTAAAAGTCAAAAAAGTTATTTTTGGCTTTTATTATTAGTATTATTATCATCAAGTTTATAATATTCATTCATTAATTTTGTTTCAATTATGGGATTCATTATTATTATATTTGAATTATTATGTGCTAATTTGATTGGTTGTTTATCAATATCAATAATATAATTAGTAATAATATATAAATTATAATAATTTCTAATATTTTCAATTTTATATTTGATTGTTTCAATAATTTCGTCATTATAATTAAATTGATTTTTAACATATTCAGCTAATTCATTTTCACATACAGTTTTAATTTCATTAATAATATTCATAATATTATTTTCATATTTATGAATTTGCATAATACTATCAGTTTTATATATTCCTTGAAATTTTAATTTATCAGGTATTAAAACACCATATTTAAATAAATCATTAATTTTTTTGTTACAATTAATGATATAATTTTGAGAATAAGGAGTGTGTTTTATATATTTATATAAATCCATTTCTATTTCAAAAATTTCTTTTTGTTTTTTCATAAATTTATTATAATAAATTTTTCTAAGTATTGCAATAACTACAATAGCAGAAACAATAATTAATAAATATGACATATTTGATTTATAATTAAAAAAAATTATTATTCATTTTTTTATTAATTTTCATTTAAGGACCTGAAAATAAGCCTTATATGATTTTTAAATTCTCATTAGTTTTTAATTAAATAACTTGAATTTCTTATAAATGTAATTGATAAATTCAATATTGTATTTATTAATCGATACTTGTTTTCTATTATTCATAATACCTGATATAAATATTGTGAAGTTTCATTATAATCAAATTATCATTTTTTTATAATAATTATTAGTAAATGACAGATATAATACGTATTCCAAATATTGATAATTATACTATGACTGTTATAAATGGAGAATTAGTATTAACACTCATTCGTAAATACCTGAAAAAAGAAGAATTATTTAGAATTGATTTAACAAAATCTAAAATTTTATTTTGTACTATTAAAGATTATAATGATAAAATTATATCCACATCTAATTCATATAAATCTTTACCTCATCAATATATATTACAAAATACAACTTTCAATATTAAATTAACTAATGATTATGTTTATTATCCTGAAATAAATATGTCAATACAACATAAAAACGCAAATGAAACCATTAAAGAAATTATAAATATGATTGTAATGAATACTTATTCATTAGATATTAGGTTCAATTTAGAGACTGGTGAAATAATTAATTATCAACAATAATATCTCTAATCATATCTATTTTATTTGATAATAATTCTAATTTTTGTAATATAATATTCATTTTATCATTATCATTAGTTAATTTAGGTTTTTTCGTGATACCTCTCATTTTTGTAAAAAATTTCTTTAATATTTTATTGTCTTTGTTATTTATAAATTTTCTCAATAAACTTTTATCTATATTATATTCTGCTGATATTTCATCAATATTATAATCTTCTTTTAGGTTTGGATAAATGATTTTAGTAATTACACGAGATACTATTCCAATTACTGTTCGTTTATGTCGTTTTGCAATTTCTTCATAAGATTTTTTTTCGCCAATTTCCAAAATAAGTAATGCATCTTCAATATCTAACCATTTATTCCCAGCTCTTATTTGATATTCCATTTATTATAAAATATTAATGAAATTATTAAATCAATTTATTCGCAATTGTTATATAATTATTGAGTTTTTTCTTTATTAAATTCGTTTGAGCTTTAAATGCGTATATTTTATCTAATGTTTCCATATTTGAATATATAAAATTCCAGTATAATGTATCCCATGTGCTAAAAAAATTATCAGTCTTATAATCACTCATCTTTTTTATATAATTCGACGATGATATATATGGTCTAGTCATCATACTAATCGAAGTTAATGAATATTGGGACATACCATACACATTAGGAACCATAACCCATTCATATGAATCAATAAAACAAATCATAAACCATTTATATATTTCATTAGGATCTATTCGTAATAATAATGAAATATTTCCCATAATCATTAATCGTTCTATATGATGTAAATATGCATATTCCTGAACTTTCAATATCATATCATTTATTATACTATCATTTTTTGTAGGATTATACCAAGATTTAGGGACTTTATTTTTATGATTAAATTTATTCATTTTCATCATTTCATTACCATGATATATATAAATAAATCTCATATAACTTCTCCAACCAATTAATTGTCTTATAAAAGCTTCAATATTTATTAAGTTTTTATCATCATAAAAATTCACGACTTCATTAATTATTATTTGAGGTGTTATTAAACCTATATTTAACATAGGTGATAATACAGAATGAGAGCCAAAAACAACTTTTTTAGAAATTGCATCCTGATATTTTCCAAATGTGTTTAATTTAATTTTAATGAATTTTCTCAAATGTTCGCGTGTTTCTTCGTGTGTTATTGGATAATAAAATTTATCAGTATTTCCAAAATTATATTTAAAATGTTTATTTACATATTCTACAGCTTCTGTTATATAAATATTAGAATAAGTTGTTATTTTATCCTCTTTATAATTTTTATCGAATGGATTTCTATTTTCCGAGTCATAACTCCATTTACCACCAATAGGTTTTCCACTACTATCAATTAACAATTTTAATTTATATCTCATCCATTTATAAAAACTTCTATCGTGATAATAGTTCTTTTTATTAGTATATTTATTTCTATAATCATCTAACTCTTTTTTTGTTTCAATAAATGCGGGAGTTTCGATTATATTTATTTTATATTTTTCTAATTTTTTAATTATTGGTTTATCAATTGGATCAAACATAAAAACATCATTATTTAACAAAAAATCATAATTTATTTTATCATATTCGACATATGAAACATTCTTATAAATTTTACTAATTTTATTATAATAATATTTCATAGATGAACGATGTAATATTAATTTTTGTTTGTGTTGATTGTTAATAAAATAAAAAGGATCTTCAATTATATATATCTTATCCATTGATTTCAAATATTCATTAAATTCAAAAAGATGTATTGGTAAAATTAAAAAAATCTTCATCTATTTTTAAGAATGACAAAAACTTTAACATTTTTGCCATTTTTTTTGTTTTTTTAATTAAAATTCATAATCCTCGTCATCCCCATATTCAGTTCCTGCATCACTACAATCATGAATGATATATTCTTCAAATATTTTAGAATATAACATACGTAATGCAACTTTAGCCCTAGATTTGTAATCATTTGAATCACACAGAACCCGATTGTAAAATATAACATATCTGTCGAACTCCACACTTTGCGTGTTATATAAATCCGCAATTTCCTTTAACTCTTCATCAGAGTATAATGAAAATGTTTCATCTCCATATTCACAAATCTGCCGTCTAACTTCCTCATAATCTATGTCGTGTTCTTGATTTCTCGCAAAATTCGCATCAATAAAATCGCTGATAAACGTCTGCTCGCTAAACATTGGTCGTACCTGTCTAAATAATCGATATAATTCTTAGTTAGACAGGGTAAAAAAAATTTAAAATTATTTAATCATTTTTATTAAGTTTTGTTTAATTTTAATACAAATTAATTATCACTATCTGTATCAGCATCGCTTATTTCATGTGTTAAATATTCAGTCATTAATTTAAATGATAATAATTTTAAAGCAACATTTGCTCTAATCCTAAAATCATCAGGAGAACAATATGAATTCGTCAATAATATCACTATTTCTTTAAAATCGTCTGTGAAAGTATTATATAATAATGCGATTTCCATTAAATCAGCATCATTATATGAAAAATATTTATCATTAATATAATTATCTATATCATAATCTAAATCCATATTTGTATAATTCATAAAATCACTAATAAACTTTTGTTCGCTAAACATCGCTTATAACTTAATTCATATCACTCATTATCATTTTTTTATTTAAGGATATTCACAAGTTTTCTTTAAGTATTCATATATATCATTACCTAAACGACGATTAACACACATTAACAACATTATTTTTTTATTATAATATTTATATTTTTCAATAATTGCTGTTTCTTCGTCCGTATTGCAATAAATTTGAATCATTTCAATTGGACTAAATACTAAATCAGCCATATGTTTATTAAATCTTGATAAAAATTTATTAATATTATTAGTTTCTTTTAATTCTATATTACTCCTAAATAGTGTAAAATCTAAATATCCATAATTCATAGAATTTATGTTATTTTCTCTAATCCTGTAATCTAATATATTTGTTGTATTTTCTACTGTTAATTCTAACAAAATAAATAATTGAAATAATTCTTTATAATGTACAATTTTTTTATTTGAAATATAAATAGATAAATCATCAAATAATATGCAACTACAATTATTATATTTAATAAATGAAATTTTGATATTATCCATATTATAATAATTGTAGTATATTCTGGAAAACATAACTATAAATCGAAAATATCAAAAAAGTCATTTTTTATTTTCATAAAAGCCCTGAAATCTGAAAAAATACATATAATCCCAATATCGTTGTGTATAAGTTCCATTATTTGAAAAAAGTAAAAATAATGGGATTGTGATTATTACGAACTTACTTCACGTGCCATTTTTATCTAATTTCCTTAAATAAAATTAATATCATTTTTTATTTTAATATATATATCATATCCCAATCGTCTTTTAACACACATCAATAACATTATTATATTATTATGTTTCTTATATTTATTAATAATATTAAATTCTACTTTTGTATTATGATTTATAAAATCAATAATTAAATTATATGGATGTTTGATAACATTCATATAATTTTCTAAATATTTATTAAATTTAATATATTCGTTTTTACTGCTACTGCGCTTAGGTTCTACTAATATATTTTTATAATATTTATTTAATTCGATAAATTTGTAATTTGATGAAAAATATAAATTCTTCCAATATCGCATAGTATTAACACCATGTATATTTTTATATGAAATAATGGATGCATTATCAGTACATAATAATGAAAGTATGTATATTTGGAATAGTTCAGTATTATCAACTAATTGTTTATTTTCTAATATTATATATATATTATTCAATATAACTTTGAAATAATTATTATATTTAATAAATACAAAAAATATGGGTGCAATATTATAATGAACATAAAAACAACTTATTTGCACCATTTATAACATATTATAAATTATATTTAAATGACAAAAAGAAATTTTTGTCATATATAAATAAATGTTCAGTTGATGATTTGCTTGACGCACCGATAAATATCATATCCCAATCGACGATTCACACACAACAACAATGTGGTTATAAGCTCATTCATCGCATATTTCTTGCATATTTTATCATCATCACGCGTTTCCATCGTATAATATTCAATCATCACGTACATAGGTAATACAATATATTTGTCACAGTACTTCACGATATGCCTATCGAACTTCCGGATCTTCTTCTCACTCGTCTCCCTCTTCGGCTCCAACATATTTAAGGGATTTCTCGTCGCCTGCTTCTCCAATTTTACGAAGCGATAATCATTCACAAGATGCAGATACTTCCAATACCACATAGTGCTAACACCATAGATATTCTCGTTAGATTCCGTTTTGGTGTGATAAAAGCTAATCGAACTCGTATCCTCAGTCAATAACAGCGAAAGAATGTAGATCTGAAACAGAGAATTATTAGCAGCAAATCGCGACAACTCCAATATGATAGCTTTATCATTCAATACAATTTTGATGTATTTCTGGAACCGAATGAATGTAAAATTAATCGGCTCGCGGTTGTAATGAATGTAGAAACAGCTGATAGTCGTCATAACTGCTGATATCGATCTCTAATCAATATGAAAGTATTCTAAAAACAAACAATTCATTTTTTTTATAAAATTTAAAAAAATAATACATTTTTATTTTAATTAAGAATTCCTCTCATATGTGAATAAATGTCATATCCCATACGCCTATTTACACACAATAACAAAGTGATTTTAAGATTGTATTTTTTATATTTATCACAAATTTTTAATTCCTCACTTGTTTCACTTGTATAATATTCACTAATCATCATATACACTGGTAACGGAACATATGCATATAAATATTGGCAAATATATTTTTCCAATTTTCTTTTCTCCACTCTCCCTCTTTGGTTCAATCATATTTAAGGGATTTTTGGTTGAACTTTTAGTTAATTCGAAAAATTCATAATCATTTGCAAATTTAAGGTCCCTAATATATTTAATCGACTTAACACCATAATTATATTTACCTTTATTATTCGTAAACGATGATGATGTGTAAATTTTGGAAGTATTTTTACTGCAAATGAGAGAAAGAGTGTAAAATTGCACCATTTCTTTATTGCCTGCGAAACGTGCTTTTTCTAAAATAATTGAACGATAATTCACAATTACTTTAATATACTTCTTGAAACTTATGAATGTAAAATTAATTGGCACACGATTATATTTAATATAGAAACAGCTGATAGTTGTCATATCAAATAATTATAATTAAAATGATTATTATCATATTTTTTTATTCAAATCTTAATAATCTTATCATTATTCTATCTATACTTTTTAGACAATCTCCAATAATTGTATTATCTTCTTCTCCATTTATAATGATATTATTATAAATAATAATTAGATCATATTTATAATCATTATATAATTTTCTATTTGTATTCTTAGATATTAATATATTCAATTTCGACATTTTTTTATAAAATCTCATAATGTCATTATTTTTTTCATATTCACATACTATTTTATTTATGTAATAAGCTAATTCTTGTTTTATACTCATTTTAATTATTATTTAAATTTAGAATTTCATTTTTTTATAAAATAATTATATAATATAATGCATAAAAGAGGACCAGGTAGACCGCCAAAAAAAGGAGGTAAAGCTGATAATACATATATATTCGTTGATTCGCGATTTTCTACACAAGAATGCAGAGATCCTAATTATACTGAAGTAGGTATTATTCATATATGCGAATCAGCTGCTATTAATATGCTTCGCGCTGCTGTAACTGACGTATTTAATGCATTTGGTGCAACTGGATTTGATAATACTATTTTTGATATAGCTCGTCAAAAATGTTTAGAAAGTATGAAAGTTAAATTAGATTCTGATACAAGTGGAAAAAAATATAAGATTTCAAATATTAGATTTGAAGCTATTACTGTTGATCCATCTCTAATTACTATGAATGCATATGGTACATTATTAGAATATGTGGGAGAAAAAAAAGCTATAAATAATCAATAATTTTATTTACAACTGTGATAAACTCTTTTTTTAATTCTTCATGATTATTTTCATCGCTATATGCATATTCATCAATCATATTATACAATTCATGCATATATGAATTATATACATCATCATCTAATATATAAATTCGCAAACGATTATTATATTTAATAAGATTGCGATATAATGAAATTAAGTCATAAGAATTATAATTATTGCAAATGGAAATAATATTATTTTTCAGAATATGTTTATTCGAAGACATAAATATATATAATTAACACATTATCATTTTTTTATAATGAGAAATAAATTTTAATATATTCTTTAATATTATTTCTACAATTCAAACATTTCTTACGATTATTATTAAAATTATGGGCTTGTAATACACATTCATTACAACATGTATGACCACATGGAATAGCACACATATTAATTTCATTTTCAAAACAAATAGGACACATATTCTTACTTATTTTCTCATTATTAATAATTTCATTCGTAGTTTTTATAAATAATTTTCGATAAGCAATCAATTTAAGTTCATTATCATTAATATCTGATGATAATTTATTTTTTAACGGATTATAATATTCGCTAATCCATTTTTCATAATATTCATTAATTAATTCTATATATTTAATTATGGTGTCATTTAATAACATACCATCTTCGTTTAATTCAGTATCTTTATGCAAATTAAGCATAGCATCCTGATGTTTTAAAAAAATATTACATTTATATGAATGACTGTCTTCTTTGCGTTTTTCAAGATCTTTTAATTTATTTTTATTATTATTAAATGTTTCATTCAATTTCTTATAATCCTGTAATAATAAATTAGCATTCAAATCATTTATATTCGATTTTTCAATCGCATCATCACAAATTAAGGTATAAGATGATGTATCGCCATTATCAAAACTATCATTATTAATAGAAGAATAATTCATTATAATTATGCTATATATAAATAAATAAGAATTATGAATTTATCCATACGCTTTAAAAATAATGAAATATTTAATAGTGATGATTATACATTATCGGCAATAACTATTATTATTATAAATGATTTAGCATTTAATGTTATTATTTATATATGGTATTTATTATATTCATTTGGTATTATAAGATTTGCTAATCCTTTTTTCGCATTATCAATAACACTAATACAAAATATAATTGTATATATGTATTTATTGAAAAAAGGATTATCAAAAGATAATTTAATTAAATATTCGATATTATTAATAATATTAAAGATTATTCCACTAATATCATTAAGTAATGATATTCGTATCAATTATATTGACGTATATATTACTGTATATTTATATATCATATATATATTATTTGTAATAATTATTAATGATATATTAATGAAAAAAAATATAAATGTTTTTGAAATAGTTAAAAAGGATATTTATAACGAACGCTATGATGACAAAAATCTCAATAAATTATATGATGTTATTTATTACGATATTATTAATAAAATTATTTAAGGACAAAAACAATTATCCTTATATCTTTTTATGAAGATGCTTCGATTTCCATCAACGCATCAATAACCTTTTTTAACATAACAATACAATTATTTAATACTATAACGTTATATTCCCCATTCGTGCTGAACACACCTTCATATCCTAATGCCTCCATATCGAGTTGAAATTCACAATATAAATCAATATTGATATATGAGCGGATAATTATTCTATATTGATTCACAGTAGCATAGAATTTCATAATATCATAATTTTCTTTATTGTCATAAATTTCACTCAAAACGTTAACGAGAGTTTGAATGTCCATCGTAAATATTTAGTTATAATGATGATTCATTTTTTTTATTCATTTTCAATTGGACCAAATCCAATATCAATATTATCCGTTATTTTACTTAATATTTTAGGATCTATTTCATCTATATTTTCATAATTCTCATAATTTGTAACTGCTTCTGGTATAGTTAATATATTCGATAAAAATGATGGATAAAATGATGATAATGATGACGATGCTGTAAATATATAAAAACTTAATATAGTTGATACTATATAAATTATCAAAAATAGTATAATATTATTTGTTGATGTTATTGATGTTTTTTCTCCTGTTAAATTTCCATATTCATCTACTAACGGTTTATTATCATATATAAATATGAAAATTATTATAGATATAACTAAAGAAACTAAATAATATTCCATTTTAACTCTTATTTTAATATAAATGAAAATAATAAGATGTTATACGCACATATGATATAAATATAAAAAATAATTAATTATATAAATATGAAATTAGAATTAAAGAAGTTTGACCCTTCTACTATTAAAAGTGATTCTGTTATTGTTTTTATTGGTAAGCGAAATACGGGTAAATCATATTGTATGAAAGATATATTAAGTTATCATAAAGATTTGCCAGTTGGTGTTGTTATTAGTCCAACAGAAACTGCTAATAATTTTTTTGAAAAATTTATACCAAATATGCTTATTTATGATGAATATGAACCAGTAATTGTTAAAAAATTTCTTGAACGACAAATATCAATTAATAAACAAAAAGCAATACAAGAAAAAAAATATAATTCGTCTGATATAGATAATCGCGCATTTCTTATTTTAGATGATTGTTTATATGATAAGACCTGGCCTACTGATAAAAATATTAGAAGTATTTTTATGAACGGACGACATTATAAGATATTCTTTCTTATTACTATGCAATATTGTATGGGTTTGCCACCCGTTTTAAGAGCAAATATAGATTATGTTTTTATTTTTAAAAATAATATTATTAAAGAACGAGAAAAAATTTATAATCATTATGCTGGTGTATTTAATGATTTCTCCACTTTTTGTGCAGTTATGGATAATTGCACAGAAAATTATGAATGTGTTGTAATCGATAATAAAATTCAAAGTAATCGATTAGAAGATCAGGTTAAATGGTATAAAGCAAATGAAGCAGATTTTAAAATGTGTACTCCTGAATTATGGAATTTATGTGCATTAGAAAAAGAAAGAAAATCAAATACTTTAGCATATGAAAATGAAGATGACGAGGAACCATATGATCCTAGTGTATTTGCTAAAAATAAAAATAAGAGATTACCAACATTAAATATTAAGAAAAAATATTAGATTGGATCACAATCTAAACGTATAGGATTTATTTTTATTATATCTTCATTTTCAATTAATGATGATAATATACTACTATCTAATCTATTATTATATGCATTATTTCTCATAGGATCTTTAGTTATATTTTCATTACTTAATGGTATTGGTAAACCTTCATATACTGTTCCCATAGTTCCTATTCTTTCACTTTCTTCCAAATCTATTTGACGTTTATTTACATTCATATTAACTTCTTCTTTCGGTAATCCAACATATTTACCACCAGCACCTGGTGTATATCCTGCATTTATCATTATCATTTCTCTCGTACCGTCAATCTCCGCATTATAATCGGCATCTCGATCTGTGGGTATAAATGCCGTTTTACTACCGGCAATACCATAATTTTCAGTTAATGAATATTGACGTTGTGTATTTTTTGCCTCATCATTCTTTATTAAATAACCTCCAAACAAACTATTTAATAATCCACCTAAAAATCCATATTGAGATCCTCCTAAACCTAATGTTGTTTCTTTTAATGTCGTTTTAGCAACTATTGATGGATCATATACATAAGTACTATAATAAGTTGTATTATTAATATTTCTTATTGTATCTTGCTTTGGTAATGTTTCTTTCATCGTTGTTCTGGTTTTATCACTTTTATATACATATCCCAACTGTTTTCCCTCCATATATCCTCCATTTCCCTCGTGAATAGTTGTTTCCTTAACAGTAGTTTTAGTAGTATCATATAAAGCAGAATAAGTTTCATCTGCTCCTGTTAAAGTTCCATTATTTCCTTCATGTATTGTGGTTTCCTTAACAGTTGTTTTGGCATTATCATATAAAGCAGAATAAGTTTCATCAGCTCCAGTTAAAGTTCCGTTATTTCCCTCATGTATTGTGGTTTCTTTAACTGTTGTTTTCATAGAATGCGTAACAGGGTCATATGTTGTTGCTTTATCCGGTATTTGTGGTGCAGCATTACCATTAAGCCGAGGATTGTCGATGAAATATTCTTTAGCTGTTATTTTTATTGCATCTGTGATGGGTGAAATCATAGCTTTAATTACACTAGAAAAATTAGCAACTGGTGTTTCTTTTTGTGTATGATTTCTTTCATTATCATATACAATTATAGTATTTTTGCCATAATCATCATTATTAGATATATATTCATCTTGATATTTTAATGAACCATAATAATCAATATGTGTATTTTCTTTTGCCGATGTATCTGTTATATTTTCTAATGGTCGTTCGGTTTCCTTTTTTAGAGCTGATTGACCTTTAAACCAGTTATCTTCAGTATATGTGAAAGTCGTATCTGGTCTGTTTTTATCCAGAGGCATAACTACACCTCTTTGTTCAACATTATTTTTGGGTTTCATGGGTAAATTATATGTTGAGTTTCTTTGATCACTTAAAGGTCTTAATTCTTCTTTTGATTTTGGTTTAATAAAATCTCGTGTATCATTTTGTTGAAATCCTCCAGTTCCTTCATTCGTATATCCTTTATTTAATCCAGGACCCACGCGAACACTTTGAATAGGTGCATAATTATTTTGAATTTTACTTAATTCAGTACGTGATAATAAAAATTCACTATCATATGTAGTATTTAAAACATCAGGTTGTGGAACAAAAAAATTATCAACTTCTTGTTTTTTTACATTAATATTATTGTAACCCATATTTTTTTGCAACATACCATCAAATTTATCGACATTCTGGGTTACGCCTTTTCTTAAAAAAGGTTGCATATTACCATGTTTAAAATCACTAACATTAATATCATTTCCTGATAAACTTTTTATAACTTTTGAATTTATATTTGTATCATCTCCATTAATATAATGAGGAACTATACCAGTTTTAAATGGCATTTGTGCTTTTTTATAAAAATCATCACTTAATGATTGTTCATATTGTCGAGTTTTAGTATAATAATCAGAGTCATATATATTATTCATAGAAGGTAAATCATTTAAAATATTCATTTTATCTAAATCAATAATGGATAATAATTTATGTATAAAAAAATCCATATTCTAATCGATTCATATATAAATCATCACCATCCCTGTCTTCCTCTTCAATATCATATTCAGCCTCTCCATCTATCTCTTCGGCGTCTTCATCAATTTCTTTATTTACTTCAGGTTTAACTTCATCGTCTGTTATATCTTCTTCCTTAAATCGCAGACCATATTTCTTCAATTCTTTTTCTGTGTCTTTTTCTTCTCTCGTTTTTTTATTCATTTTTGCTAAAATATCAAATTTATTTTTTTCACGAATAACATTAATAAAATTAATTTGTTCTTTGACGTCTAACATTTTTGTATTTTTTATCATAGTAACAATCGAATTTGTAATATCTTTTAATATTGTTTCATGTAATTCCTTATTAATTTCTATAATAGGTTTGAATTGTTTATTCATTACCGATTCTATTGACGATGGCAGCGACATTATACGGATAACTGCAATACGACGAATAATTATTATATCATTATAATTATCATCAGTTAATATTGAATTTAATTTATCTAATTCATTTAATGTATTTTTAATAATTCTTATAAAATCATTTGCATCATTTTTAAGATGTTTAAATAATAGTTTAGAAACTGTTAAACATATTTGTTTATAATTATCAAAATTATTATTATTAAATAAGTTTTTTAAATCTTTATTATTAAAATATGATATATATAAATCTTTGTAATTTTCACCAACCTTATATACAGATTGAATACACAATTCTAATAATTCTTTTGTAAAAATAGTATCTATTTTCATTATATCATTTAACCAATCGTTTAATGATGTATTTATAATTGGATATGTAATATCATTTCCTATAGGTGTGAAGTTTTCAATAAGTATTTTATCATGTTTCTTAGAAATGAAAAATCTCTTATATCGAGGCTCATTAAATACACGTTTACCAGTCAATTTATCTTTAGCCTTCTTTAAATCTTTTCGTTCAGTACGTAAATATAGATCTGCTGTAAAATTTTCATCAATCTTTTCTAAACAACAACCTTGCAAATATTTATGAATCTTTACAAATTTAATTGATGGCATATATATAAGAGCGTCAATATATGCTTTAAAAAATTTATCATTCTTATAATCTTTTGTATCTAAAAAACTTTTTAATGTATCATAATATTCACGACCCTTATTTATCTTATTTGGCTTAATCTTATTTTTTTGCATTATTGTTATATCATCTATATAATCAGTTTTAATAGTATTCATAATTATTTCCTTGTAATCTTCGTTGTCCTGAATTATATTTCCGATTTCATCTTTAAATTCAATATCATAAACTTCCTTAAATACACATAATAAATAATGGAATACACCATTCTTAGCTTTCATATCGAATGGTGCTCCAAAATCTTCCCATAAATGACTACATTCTTGAGAACAGTTATTATAATTAAAAACAAAATCATTATCGAATACAGATTTCTGAATATTAATAATCCATAATGAAATTATATCATATATAACTAACATAAAATTATCAAAATATTCAGCAATTGCTTCAATTATTTTAGCATTTTCATTCATATTTAATAAAATAGATTTCCAAGATTTTTTTATTATTATATTTAATTCTGCATCTTCAATATCTGGTATATATTTCTTTATTATAGTTGTTTTAGAGTCATATAATCTATATTTATTAAATAATTTATCAACAATCATATCATAATTTATTGGCAATTTACTTATTATTTGCATTTTTAATAAAAATGGCAATACCAATTTTATTAATTCTAAAAACCCTGTTTCTTGTTTATAATAATAATTATCATAATATTTAGTAAAATTATTTTCATCTATTAAATCATCTTTAATATCATTATCATTATCATCCATTATTTCTGTATCTTCAGTAGTAAAATTACCAATAATCTTATTTGGCACTCCCTCATATTTTGATTCATCATTACCTATTTCAAATTCATGTTCATCGCTTACAAATGAAAATCTGATTTTATAAATATCTACGTATGCATATTTTAACAATTCGAATTTAGTTTCTAATTCGTCCAATTGAATTATTATATTTTTCTTATTATTTTTAGTGAATTTGTCTAATGCATTTAGAGCATTATCAATACTTATATTTTTTCTCAAATTATTTAAATTTTTTATAACATCATCATAATTTTCTTCATTAATACTATTAATAACAGACATCAAATCATATTTTATATTAGTTGCAATCTTTTCGTCTCTAATGGCTTCTATTTGACTCTTGATTTTATCAACAGAATTAATAGTAGCATCAACTAATTTTTTAATTTCTTTTAAAACATTAAAAAATGTATATCTTGGATTTTCTAATTCTAATGGTTTTATTTGTATAGATTTATATGTAATCTTTTCTGTTTTTTCATTTTTATTCAATTGTTCCAAATGTCTTTTTATTATATCTAAATTGGCTGATGAAATATTATCAAAATTATAATTATATTTCTGCAATAAATTATGAATATTTACATAATTATAATTATCTATATCTATTTTATCAATCGGTAATGGTATTTTATAATCATTTATTAATTCTTCAAAATCTTTATATTTATCACTCGATTTAATATCAAATGTTTCAGTAGTTTTATGTAAATGACTAACTATTTTATCAGTTAAATAATCGTCTGTTATAACTTTTGGTGTATAAAAATAAACACCCATTATAGGTATATTTGTATTATCATCCTTGAAAACTATGAAATTATTATTTTTAGATAATTCTATTGTTGTTTTTTGACCTGCATTAAATCGTATTTTTGAATTAGATGTATCATATTGTAATGGAAACCATAATTTATTTTTAGAATTTAATGCAAGAGCCGGTTGCAATTTATCGTATTTTTTCAACTCTGCTATAAATTCATCTATTGAACTTTCTTCAAAATTACCTCTAATGGTTTCATCTGCAACAATAATGAAATTATCAACATTCGTTTTTTTATTAACTATTTCATAAAATAATTCTATAAAATTCTCAGTCTTTGTTTTTGTTTTAACAAAATTAAATATTTCATTATAAATTTCTTCACGTGAAAATGCAATAAATGAAGGATTGTGTTTCATAATTTCATCCATCGAAATTATCTCAAAATAATCAATTTCTGGTAATTCTTCATCTATATAAATAATATCTTCGTCTTTTGACATATCTTAATTTATTTAAAGATATTAATATTATAAATAATAATAATGAAATATTTTTATTTATTATTCGCATTCATATCATCTTTATCATATTTAACATCTTTTACTATTCATGTCAACGATCATTATACATCTATTGCAGGTAATATTTTAAGTTTAAATAGTATGATTAAACATAGAGCTGATTTTAAATCTATAAATTATTATAATAAAAATAGTAGCATTTGTTATGCATACAATCACAAAAATAATTTTAAATATTTGTTAAAAGATAAATATAATTATTTAATTTCATTTGATATTTTTAAATATCAGTATATTATTATTCTAAAATCTAATCCAATTCGTCATAATTATACATCATTAGATATTGATATTCGTCATAAATATAATACATATCCTAAAAATATTAATCATTTCAAACGTATTGATAATATTATTTATAAATATATTTTTAATAATATTATTGAAAATAATAAAAATAATGAAATTTCACCTGAACTTTTTACATTTTTTAATAAATATTAAATTTATTTACAAGATAAAATATAATTCGGTTCTCCATATGGATAACCAGGAGTATAATTAATATTATTTTTGTTTAATTCTTGCCATTTGTTCAAGTTTGTATTATCAACTACACCATTTTTATTATCTGGGAAAAACACTTGTTGATCTTGTGGAACTTCCAGTAATGGTACATGATTATCTTTTGCAACCATTCTATAATTAATACCAATTCTGTCAAAACTTTCTAGTGCTGTATTTTGCGGATCCCATAATAGCGGATCATATCTATTGATTCCTGTTTCTTTTAATGTACATGGAGGATTTGATAAGCGACATGATTCAGTCGGTATAGTGCATTTACGTGTATTGCCGTCATATTTTGTTTTGCATCCAGTAGAATTATAACTATTGGGAGAATAAGCATCTTTATTGCATTTAGAATTTTTATAATTTAATCCATATAATTCACTAGAATCATCTACTGCTGTTTTCATGGTGCAAGTGTTTTGCCCATATGCCTGAAATCTAATAAAAGGATCGTCTGGCATTATAACACCACAATCGGTACAATCATTATATGGTGAATTTAATTGATATATACCTGGATATATTGAACGTGTTAATTCTTCTTTATAACTATCATTATCATATTTTAATCTTGTATCGTTCATATTTCTATTATTAACAATTATTTATTTTTAATGGAGGTGGTGCAGGTACTGAACGATACATTATAGATTGACAACTCGGCAAATGCATCATTTCCTTATTTATAGGTTCTGTTTTATCATTCGTTATTATTCCATCATCACTCGGTTTATATAAATTAGAAGGACATTTAGATATAATACGTGTTTGTCCTCGTAATTCACTATCCAAATCAACTAAATTTCCTTTTACATGCGAAACTGCAGTTCCGCCAACAAAACCTAATTGATGCATACATTTACTATTATTTTCATATCTATACGGCGATAATATATATCCTAAAGTATCAACACTTGATTTTAAATCTACTTTATAAGAACAATTATCATATTTAGTTCTATTAAAACTCATTATTATTCTATCATTATGAAATATATTATTTAACATTTTTATTAAAATTTAATCGATTTATATATGATCTCGTGTCTTCTCCTCCATTAGTCCATATTGGGACTATATGTTCTGGGTTTTGTATATCTTTCATACAATCAATTAATGGTATTGGTTGTTTTATTTGCTGTTCCATTATAGTCTTTTTACAAACTGAATACGATTTACCTGCCGAAGAATAACCAAATGATGAATCACTACCTGATAATATATCTAATTCTGTATTAATATCACCAACTGACCCTTTTAAAGCGGGACCGGCATCAAATAAACGACGAAATAATTGTAATTTACATCGATCACGTGTTAAAACATCTTTATTATTAATTAAACTACTATAATTATCTATTAAACATGAATCGGCTAAACCATAACCAGGGCGACCTCTTAAATTAACATGATCATACATAAATTCAGGCAATCTTACATTAGGAGCTATACAATCTACTAATTGCGTATCATATGTCATATAATTATTAATTTTGTTATTTTGGTAATTTTTAGCTTCACCCCAGCAAGAATCAGAGCACATACTATTTTGTTTATCAAAAAATGTTGTCATTATTCTATTATTATATTATATTATTATAACATTGGAAACCATTATTTTCTTTACATGTTTTATCACGATGATATAACCATTCTTCATAAGACTTTCTATCATTTGGTATAGTCGTTGCTGGCATCGTATAAAATTGTCTCGCTGAAAATTCACGTTCATAAATATCATTTATATCTTTGTAAACATTTTGCTGAAAATAATCATTAATATTATTATTAATTATATTATTATCAATTGGACAAGATTTTATATTATTGTTATTATTTGTATAATCAATTATAGATGGATTCATAAATGGATTTTCAATAGTTGGTATGACACATATATCATTATCAACTACTCCCAAATTTCTATTATTCAAACTTTCATTAATTTCTACTGAAACTTTATCATTATACAAATAAATATAATAAATAAATATTATTAATATAATTCCAAATAACATATATGCTATGTTTTTAGTTATTAATGAAATTACCAAACTAATAAATATAATTATATTAGTTATTGCAAGTAATTTATCCTTAAAACTCATATTCGTCAACGGAATAAAATTTATCATTATTCTAATGATAAATATGAAAAGAAAAAAATAATTAAATTAAAACTTTTGTCTTAATTGTTGTTTTTTCAATAGGCTTCTTAGTGCTTCATTATTTACACCCGAACGCTGTTTTTTTCCACCACCTCCACCACCCTGATTCATCATACTCATCATATTCATCATAGCAGCCATATCAAAACCATCCTTACCACCAGCTGCACCTTCACCGCCATTATTTCCAAACAGACCAGGAAGAATTGATGCAAATTTTATAGCATCTTTCATTATGGCTTCCTGTGATAATTCACCATTCGATATTTTAGTTGACATCTTTTGACTTACATTCGAAAATAATTCACCAAATCCACTATCCGGTTTAGCAATCGCCTTGAATATGTCTCCCTCTTCAGATATAGATTGCTTAATCTTAGTAAGATCGACATCATCAATTATTTCCTTAGCAATTTTACCAATTGTAGTATCCTTTAGACTATCCATTCCGGCAAATGATGGATTTGATTTAATATTTTCTTCTTTTAGAGTATTTAGACGTATAAGAACTTTCTTAATATTTTCGTCTTCAATATTTATTTCTGTAGTGTTTTCAACCGATTGAAGTATATTTAGTATAGTTGTTATGTCTTCTTCTTTGAGCTCACTTTTATATATATATAACACACTCAGATAATGATGACATAGAAAATTATTTCGCAATACTTTAACTATATCTTTGAGTGTTATATTTTTATAAATTTCTACTGAATTATTTTTATCATCATTTAGCCATTCATCGGCTTTTTCATTTTCAAGTTCAATAAATGAAGTCCAATAATCATTCGATATTTTTTCATTAAAAAATTCAACATATTCATTCGAAGTTTTATCATAAGTTCTGTAATTATCACTTACAGTCTTTAATATTCTTTTAGCGGTTTCACTCTTCGATTTATGTTTTTTTGAAATAGTCTTCAGCTTTTTTAGCAGATCAATATAATATTGATTGAATATATACGTAGTACTTGGCATTCTTATGTTTAATTTAAATTAAATATCCTTAAATATATTTTCACGTTGTTTTTGTAATTCGTCAATAGACGGTAATGTCTTTTGAGGCTTTGAAAAATCTTTATCAGTAGTGCTTGCAGGTGGTGCTAATTCCACATTCTCTGTTTCAATTACACCCCATTTATATAATTTATCTTTATTTAAATTCATAGAATTAATATTATCATCTGTTATATCGCTAAAATTATCAGCAGATACAGATCCTAATACAAATGCCATAGGTTCATTACTTTCTTCATTTTTGTTTAATGGTATAGGTGAAATAATAGATGAATTGTTATCAGCTTTATCACGTGTACTATTAGTAGCAAATAAATAACCTCTATTTGGTAATAATAAATAATCGAATACAGCTTTTCCATATATAATTTCCTTAGACGGCATAAACATTAATGATGGAACAGCTTTAATTTTATGTTTAATTTTATCAATAATAGCATCTATACAAACTAATTTTATTGTTTTTTTAGTATCATGTTTTTTTATTGTTTCTAATAAAATTGAACTGTGTTGACAACTATCACTATAGAAAAATATCATTTATTAAAATAATAATAAATTAATATAATAAAAATTGACATAAAATTAATATTATTTATTTTAAATAAGTAATGTTTAATAATTATCTATACGACCCAAAATCACAAAAACATTCATTTGATATTGAAAATTTGGATTTATCAATTGTTAATAGTATTAGAAGAATTATTTTAACAGAAATACCGGTCGTCGGGTTTTATGGTGAAGATGAACCGACTGTAGAAATTATTGAAAATAATGGTCCTCTTCATAATGAATTTATGAAACATAGAATTGGATTAATTCCTATTTATGTTAATGAAGATATTACTGATAATTATATTGATGATGATTATGAATTTTCATTAAATGTTAATAATACATCAACTATTACTAAAAATATTACAACTGCAGATTTTACAGGTAAATATAAAAATAAAGATTTAACACAAAAAGAATTAAGTGAATTATTCCCAGTCGATAACATCACTAAACAACATATTCTAATTACCCGCTTAAGAAGTGATGAAAAATTAGAATTACACGCAAAAGCAATTAAACGTACTGCTAAAACAAATGCATCATTTTCTTCTGTTTCTCTCGCGAACTTCTATTTTCTTGAAGATAAAAAAGAAGCCGATAAAGCTGATAATATTCTTGATAAACAACGCTCATTCGTAAAAAATGCATATGGTGATCCGGCACTTATCAAATTTGAAATTGAATCGGTTAATAAATTATCATATAAATATTTATTCTCTAAAGCAATCGATATTCTCGTCGATAAATTAAAATTACTTATTAGCAATATTGATGCTAAAATTATTGTAATAGAACCAGTACCTAATAATCCTCATTCATTTAATTTCTTTGTTGAAAATGAAGATGATACTTTAGGAAATCTAATTCAATCTATTATGCATAATAAATATATTCGCGAAAATAAGAAAAATAAAGGAATTGTATGCAATTATGTTGGTTATATTTGTCCTCATCCTTTAAAACAATTAATGATTCTACGATTAACATTAGAATCACAAACAGAAAGTGACGTATTCTATCAATTTCTAACAGATAATTGTTATGAAATCATCCGGGAATTAGAAGCTATTAAAATTGAATGGGCTAAATTCAATTCAAAGAAAAAATAAGTTTTTATTTACATAGGAACAAAATTTTTATAATAACATCTATATGTTGGTTCAGCACCATTAAATAGCTCATATACATGAGGATGAATATTAAATAGCGATGTTAGAATAAATGTTCTAGTTTTCTTACCATTTGTTTCGTGATCTACGAATTTATATAGAGTATATGGACTATATCCACCGGTTGTAGCATCCATAATAGTTTTTGTAACTTTTTCACCAACCTCATTAACAGGGATTTCAATATTATATTCGAACATTTATTTTTTATAAATATATATTTATAAATCTTTAAGTAATTTATTATATAGCTTATATTCTATTTCCGAATGTACTAATTTATCATCAGTATCAAATATAAAACTATTCATATCATATTTATATTTATATGTAGGTTCATATATTTCATAATTATCATCTTCATCAAAACTTTTAATATTAGTTTCTAGTGATTGTTGATTTACAACACCAATAACTTTAGCGAATATAACATTAAAATAAATATTATTCGTGATTGTTATTATTTTAATATGTCGTGCTAATGGTTTATTTTTTCTATATATTAATAATTCAATATCCAATAATATAACTTCTGGATTAGTTTTATTAGTCTTATATCGCACATATGAACTTTTTATTACTTCTAATTTATTACTTTCATTCGGCAAATCAAATGTTGATGATGCTAAACATTTCTTAAAATATTTTAAGAAATTATTATAATACTTACTATTATTTATAGGTTTATTCCATTTATTGCTCCATTCAATTCCTTCAATTATTTGTATAATTTTAACATTATTAATATTAAAATATTTAATAAATTTTTCCTCCAATTCATCATTACCATAATCATAAAATTTGCTATTATTGTTTTTTAATACTATGTCATACGGTAATTGTGATTTTATTTTAAATCTATCTTCCGGATATTCATTTATATTTGTATAATTTTTACTAACAAACGTTTCAATATTAGCATTTATAATATAATAAAATAAAAATAGAATTATAATTATTATTATTATTTTATTTAACATCTATAATATAAATTATATTTATTTTATAGAGATTAGAATGTTATTTATAAGTATATTGTTATATATATTGATTATTTTATTATTATTTTTATTTAAACCTTCTTTTATGTTTGATATACACGGAAATATTAAACACTATAACCCCAAATCATTATTAACATTAGATATTATGTATCCTATTATCGCTCTATTATCTTATTATTTTGTAATTGTTATAAAAATATTTCTTATTTCTTAATTATTATGAATTTTATTAAAGAGTGGATTATATCTAGTTATAATAATTCTAAATTATCCATTAAATCGTGTATATTTATTACTGGTAATTCGGGTATTGGTAAAACACACACTATTTTAAATATATGTAATGAATTAGATTTATTCGCTATTCATATTAATAGTTATAATTGCTGTTCTTCTAAACAATTAACAGATTTATTATATAAAAGTTTTGTATCATCCCTTATACAAAATTTAACGAATAATACGCAAAAAAAAATTATAATTATTGATGAGTTTGAAACGTTATTATCGTTTGATAGTACTATGAATATACAATTATTACATTTTTTAAATACTAATCATAAACATATTCCAATTATATGTATAAGTTCTAATGAAATAATTAAAAAATTGGGTGAAATTAAAAAATTATGTATGTTTTATGAATTACCAAATTTAAATGATGTCGAAATTCATAATATTCTAACTACTTATAAACCATCCATAACTTTTAAAGAAAGTTTAGAAATTATTGAACAATCCAATTATAATATTAAAAAATGTATTCAAATCGTTTCCAATACTTATTATAATAATATAGATGATATATGTGATATTACTGACTTATATGCCGTAGATTTTAATAGAAATAAATTTAAACAACTGATAACCAAGGATCAGTGGATAATACCTCTTAAATTTCATGAAAATTTAATTATTGAATTAAATAATCGTATCGGTTTAAAAGCTAATAAATATAATTTTTATAAGAAATTTATATATAACTTTTGCTATTTTGATATAATAATGATGAAAAATAATGAAATAGCAATCGATTATTTTATTAGTAGCATTTATTTATTATTTAATTTCAAACAAAAAAAGAATACATCACACAATCTCAATAATTTTACAAAATTATTAAGTTATTTATCATTACAAAAGAAAAATAATAAAATTATATATAAATTAAATATCCCAAATAATCATTTTAGCGGTAATTATCATCTTTCAATAATAAATAGAAAATTTATTTATTAATAATAGATAGTTAAATATGAATACTGATAGTAGTACTAATAATTCTCTTTACGATATTTTAAATAAGAATACTAGTGCAGTAACAAGTAAAGTATATAGTAATATTACTGATAATACATCGAACGCTATTAGTAATATTCGCAGTTTTTATGATAGTTCTTTAAATAATAACTCATTATTTATTGGATTATTTATAGTTATAGTAATTGCTATCGTAATTGCTTATGTATTATACACTTATATCGGTGCTTCTCTATTTAATAAAATTAGAAATGTGGTTGATGGAACTAGAATACCTGTTGTTTGCACTAAATTAAGTAAATTTGAAGCTAATATTAATACGACAGGTAATGGTTCGCGACGTAGTTATACTTTTTGGATTTATATAAATGATATGAATACTTATAAGAATTTATATAAAAATGTTGTTGCAGTAAGTCCATCTAGTGATAAATTCGTACCAGGTAATTGTTCTCCACATATATTTTTAGATAAAACTGATAATAAATTATTTGTTCATTTTAGAGATTTAAAAAACACAGCCGAGTTTAAAACTGATGATACTAATATGAATAATTATATGAAAACTGGTATAATTATTCCATATGTACCATTACAACGATGGGTACATGTTACTATCGTATGTAATGTTAATTCATTCAATAGTACAATATATACTTATATTGATGGTGATATGGTGAAATCATATAATGATAATGCTACTATGAACGAATATGTAGGACCGACTAACCCAACATATAATGCTCAATATAGCAATATTGATTTAAATACAAGTGGATTTTTATATACTGGAAATACTGAAGGATATGACGGTGCTGTTGGTGCTGGATTTTCTGGTTTAATATCTAAATTTACTAGTTTCAATTATGAATTAAATCAAACAGATATTTATAATGATTATAATGCTGGACCTATTGATGGTATTTTAGCTAAATTAGGGTTAGGATTATACGGTATCCGCAATCCAATATACAAAATATAATATACATTTAAATTAGATATGCTAAATATATTTATACAAATAATATTATCTATTTTTTTAATTGCTGTAATGGCTTTGATTAGTTATTCAGTTTATAATAAAGAAATTTTAAAAGGTATAAAAGTAAGTAATTCAACGCGTAAAATAACTTCTATTTTTAATGGTATATTCAATTTTGACCGTTCTATAATAGAACAAGAAACACAAAATAATAACGATTTGTCTTATTTAGATATTAATCCATCAATTAATCAAAATGGAGGTGCTGAATATTCATATAATTTTTGGCTATATTTTGATGTTAATGACGATAATACAATAATAGAACAAACTAAATATTCTAATTTATCATTATCAATTCCATCAAATTATAAATATGCATATATTAATTTATTTTATAAAGGCGATAGAGTTTTGAAAAACGATGCAACACAATATCATACTAATAAATATGAATGTAATAAATTAGCAGATGCAGTTAAATTAGATCCTGTAGTATTACTTAAAAATCCTTTAGTTAAAATACGTAATGATGCTAACGAAATTATTATTGAATATAATAATATTAATTTTCCAGAAACTTATAATAGTACTTCTATGCCTTTAAATTGTGATGAATCTTCGATGGCTACAAGAAACATAAATAAATTTGGAATTAAACAAATCGATGTTAGTAAAACTAAGAAATTATATAATATGATTACTATAGTTTTTCAAGAAGTTCCACCAAATGAAAATGCTATTAATGCTAATAAAGCTAATTGTAGAGTATACTTTAATTCAACTTTAATAGAAGATAGAGTTGCAAATGTATCCAGTATTGAAAATGTTAAAGATAGTTCTAGTTTCAAATCAAGAGTAATGAGAACTAATAGTAGTAAATTAAGAATTAATGATTATCGATTGAATAGTTCTACTAATGATACTTCAATTAAAGCAGAACCAGATCCTAATGCGTCCGGTGGTAGAAAAGATGCAATAAAAATGGCTGATTTAACATATTTTAATTATGCATTAAATCAAATGGAAATTAATAGTTTATATAAAGCTGGTTTTAATAAATATACTGCCCAATTAACTGAAATGCCAAGTGATGTTTATGATACTTATACAAAAGGTGATAAAATTGATATTACATCTGATGAACGTATTGTAAATCCTATATAAAAACTAAAAATATTATCTATTTATAAATGGGTGGTGGTTTAGTACAGTTAGCGATCGCGTCAAGTGCTTTAGATGTATATTTGACGCAAAATCCAGATATTAGTTTTTATAGATATGTTTTAAGAAAACATGTAAATTTTGCAATAGAAAATATTATACATAATTATCAAACCTCTGTATCTCCTATAAATTTATTAAAACCAACAGTAAATGATAATACTATTATATTTAATATTCAACAAGATACAACTGTAGATTATTTAACAGATTTAAATTTAGTATACACATTTCCAGATATATATTCATCTAGTAATTATAAATTTAAATGGGTTGAACATTTTGGAACATTACTTATAAAAGAAGCTCAATTATGTTTTAATGGAACTAGAATTATTGAAAAAATTAATGGCGAATGGCTTATAATTTGGTTAGAATTAACAACAGCGGTTAAAGATAGTTATAATAATATAACAGGAAATATTCCAGAAATGACAAATCCACGAACAAATGAAAATATTAGAAGAATTAAAAATAATATTATTAGCGAAAGTGATTATCCTGTAGGTAATAAAGAAACAAATACACCATCTATAAAATCAAGACAAGTTATAATACCTTTAGCTTTTTTCTTTACCAGAGATACATCTCTCGCATTACCTTTATTAAATATTCTTAAATCAGTATCTCCAATAACTATACGAATAACATTAAGACCATTAGAAGAATTATATACTATATACACACCTATTTTAAATATGAACGTTAATTCAACATATTATAATCAATTACATAATACAAATATTTCTATTACTGATTTTTTATTATCAGTAAATGATTTCGCACCTAATGTATATATTTATGGAACTTACGCATGTATTGATACTAATGAAAGACAAATTATACAATCTCAAACTAGCATGGAATATATTTATCAAAAAGTTGATTATTCCGATACTTATACTAATTCATCGTCAAGTATTCAATATGATATTGGATATATAAATTTACCAATAAAAGAAATAATATGGACTTTACAACGTTTAGACTGTATTAATAATTTTAATGATTATTTTAATTATACTAATAGTATTCCTAGAAGTAATGAAAATAATATAATGATATCGGCTGCTATAAAATGGAATAATATAGCAAATCCTGAAAGACAAATAATGGTAAATGCCAATTTCTATAATAATATGATTCCATATCAATATCATAGTTGCATTCCACGTCAAGGTATTTATTGCTATACTTTTGATATTATGCCTGAAAAATATTTTGCATCTGGTTCATGTAATGGATCACAGATTAATACTTCTATTAATATGACTATTGGATCATATAATTCAATAAATTATTATAAAAAACGATTTCCAACTGATTCGTATAATGTTGATAAAACCAAATATAGATTATCAGTATATGTATTACAACATTATATTATACAAATAAACAACTCGGCTATAAATATTATTGGACAAGTTTAAATAAATAATAATGTTTATAATTATAAAATGGATTTTATATTATTTATAATATCAATTATTGTTATTATATTTATTTATTATTTAATCAGCGTAATTAAAGATTTACAATTAGAAATAAAAGAAATGACTTCAACGTGTACTAATAATACTGCTACAGCAGACACTACTAAAACTACTAAACCAATACAAACTATTGATACTAAAATTAAAAATGATATCGTAGGATTATTAGATTTTGCAAAGAATTATTTTATTTAAGAATAAAACGTAATTATAATTAATATGCCTCGAAAAAAAACTATTACAGATAATACGACGGTTAAAAAAGTGGTTAAAAAAAATATTATAGATTCTATGATTAAAAATAATTCAGGCGAAGATGATATTATATTACAATTACCAATATCACAGGCAAAAATAAATAGTATTATAAATAATGATAATTTAGATGTTAAAATTAGCGAACCTACTCCTTACGAGTCTAATTCATATTTTATGAATGATGCAGAAAATATTTCTTTCGATAACACGAAAGAATATCAAACTAGTTATACAAATAATAATAATAATTCATATTGTTTTTGGTGTTGTCATAGTATTACTAATACTACTTATAGTATGCCATATAATTATGATACATTAAACGATAGTTACTTTGTATATGGGTCATTCTGTTCCTTGCAGTGTGCAAATGCATATAATTTCTCCATACATGGAAGTAGTGATAAAGTCTGGGAAATTAATAGTTGGATACAAATGTTAGGTAATAGATATGGATTTAATTATACTATTCGTCCCGCACCATCTAGATATTTATTAAAAATGTTTGGTGGTAATTTAACAATCGAAGAATTTAGAGAAGCCCATATTAAGACTGATAAAACTTATGTATTAAATATACCACCTATGATTTCTATAAATAGTAGTTCAGAAGTTCTAAATACATCTTATTTAGCTAAAATGTCTGAAAATAAAAAAAAGAAAATATAATTTATGATGTTAATGTCTCAAATATTAATCTAATCGATTCAGTAATTCCATAAGCCATTTTATTCATTCCATTCAAATCAGTTATCCAACACATAAATACATCAGTATCATTAAATCCATTAAATTTTTTAACTTCGATTACAATCTGTTTAGATTTATATTCAACTACTTTAAAATTATGATAAATTGTATTAAAATTTGGTAAAGTCGATAATGCATTATTATGAACGCTATAATTAAGTTCTGGAAATGCAGTCTTAAGAATTCTATCAATAATATCATTAGAATTTTCAACAATATTCATTCTTAATTAATATATATAATGAGTTTGTCATTTTTTTATAAAAAAATGATTTAAACATTATAAATTGTTTATATATTGATATGCAAGATAATATTTATTTTACTAATTACAAAGTAAGCACAATTACTTGTAATGCAGATTTAGGATTATATTTAAATCTAGATTTATTATATGAAAATTTTAATATCGATGATAAATTTATATGGATTTATTATCCTAAAATAACAGATAGACAGAATTTTAGAGGTATTTATCCTAAAAAGAAACGCACAACTAAGAAAAATAGTATTAAAAAAAATTTATTTGATAATCAAGTAACGACGATTTTCAAAATTAATGATGCATATTATCCAAATTTAAAAATTTTTAAGAATGGTAATATTCAAATTACAGGTATTAAAGAACAGGAAATAGTTAAATCAATTATAGATTTAATTATTCTTGAAATTAAAAGAATTTATGAAATTAATAATAATATTATTGTCAATAATGATATTACTAATATTAGTTTTAATAAATTTGTTATTAGAATGATAAATACCGATTTTAAATCATATTTAGATGATACGCGTGTAACTAAATTCTTAATTCGTAGAAAAATTTTACATAAAATTCTAATTAGCGAAGAATATAATAATAAATGTTCATTCGAACCTGGTAGATATCATGGTGTTAAATTAGAATATTTCTGGAATTCAAATAAAGAAATATTGGATGGTATTTGTGTATGTAAGAAACACTGCTTCGGTAAGGGTACAGGTAATGGAGAAAATAACTGTAAAAAAATAACAATCGCGATATTTGAAAGTGGTAGTGTTTTAATTACTGGAGGTATTTCATTCGAACAAATAAATGAAGCTTATAATTATATTACTACAATTTTAAATAAACATAAAAATGAAATACAAAAATCTGACTTAAATTTATTATTATTATAAAATTTCATCTATTTTTTTAATAATATTATCAAATCCACATATTACTTCCATATTATAATATAATGTATAATCATCGTATTGATATACGATTTTCATATGAATTTTTTTATTATCTTTTATGAATGTTCGATTACATACTAACATATCTTCATTATTATTATAACAATCATCATAAATATCCAGAATTTCAAATGATTTATTATGACTTTTTTTAATAATATAACAATCAATATATTCAATATTTTTATAATTCATTAATTCATATAATTCTAATTGAATATTATTTGTTCCATTAATTTCCATAGAATTATATTTCATAGCTGTAATTTCATTCTCATCATTTTCAATAAATTGAATAGTATAATTTACACCTAATGCATTAATAGTATATTCATAAATACTATATCCATCATCTGTATATTTCACAGAACTAGTAAGTATTTTTGAATTATTCTTAATAAAAGTTTTGATTTCGATAATCTCCATTTTTAATATCGTTTGAAATATAATATTAACATCATTTTTTTATATAAATAAATAATATTATTTAAATATATTATGAATAGGTCATTCTATTACGCCTTACTATCTATATATAATAATTGTATATTGAATGTATATTTATGTGGATATTTAATATTTCCCAATTATTTTTCAAATAAAATAACAACTTATAAGAAAAATAGTGATGAATATTATAATAAAATGCTATTATTATCATTTACTGACAATATTTATAATAAATATAATATTGATTTATTAAACATTCATAAACATATATTAGAAACTATTAAGAAAAATAAAAATACAACTAATGAATATTGGTATGACGATGAAGATACTATTAGTATTATGAGTGATTTAAGCGATTTGAGTGATATTTCTATGATCGATGACGATAAGTAATTATTTCATTACATAACCCATATTTTTTAGCATCGGTTGGCGTTATTATCGAAAATTTATTTTTAATATCATCAATCATTTTTTCAGGTAGTTTTGTTTTTTCGTTTAATATATTCTTAACAATATTATATATTAATTCTGTATTTTTTATATTATCGCTCATTAATATTGCAGATTTATTATTGTAATATAATATATTAGCTACTATATATGCATGATCAAACATATATATATAATCACAATATAACATAGGCAATAAGTCGTCAATACTTATAGGACCTTCGATTATTGCAAATGTTGGAACTTTTAATCTTTGAAGTCTTGGAATTATATTTATTCTCTCATATATAGTTTTAACTAATGCTTTTTTATCTTCTTCATATTGATCATCTCTATTTGGATATATGATAACTGGCATAATATCCTCCTCAAATAATATTTTATCAATATGTTGTACTGTTTTATTATTAGAAGAAATATTAATATTATTTACATTTGAATTTTTTATTATATCATAAATATTATATTTTTTTGTTTTATCAACAACTTTATTAATATTTAATACTCTGTCTACTATGCCTTTTTCTAAACAGTATGTTGAATCTAATAATAAATCATGCTGTAATAATTCCATTAATTCTGATTCTTTAAATTTAGTTTGTTGTAAATACATTTCTATTATTTTTGAAAAATATGAATCTGTAATTTCCATGCTATTATTCATTTTTGTTCGTTTTAAATTAACATAATATCCATTAAACGAATATTCATGAATCAAACAAATACTATATTTAGTCATTACTCTATAATGACTTGCTATCGATAAAAACGTAGCAGCAGAACAACTATAATTATCTACCATAGTTGCTATAGGAACTGAACTCATAGCAAATACGCTTAATAAACGCATCCCAGTCAATACATTACCACCTTGTGATGAAATATGAATTAAAATAGGTTTAGGTTTTAATATAGCCCCGTTATCATTTGTTATTGTTTTATTTGCATTTTTAATATCTTCAATTAAAGTATTTACGCGTTCATTAGTAATTTTACCATTAAAATAAATATGAGTAAGTTTATTTGATAAAAAATCTTCATCACTCATATTTGCGAATATACTAGCGTCAATATTCATTATCTATATATTATAAATTTAATAAATGAATTATATAAATAATCATACAATTTGCTAAAACTAGATTTATAATTATTATCATCTTTCAAATATGTATTAATCATATTCTTGTAATATTCATAAGGATTCTTATGAAATATTAACATTACAATCAAATAAATTAAAAATAAATAAAAACTAATTATAATATCCACAAATTTAATTATTGTCTTTTTCATAATAAATGTAATAATTATAATTGGTACGAATTTAATTATTACATTTATTATGAAAAATTTAAAACCATTATATAAATTAATTTTATTTGAAATTAAATAAACAAATTCTAAAAATGTAAATAAATATCCAATAATTAATATAAATAATGGATTGTATTTTGTTATATTGAAATAAAATAATATAAACCATACAAATATCCAATATGAAAATATTTCAAACATTTATTAAATATTCTATTATAGTAATTATTTTATTAATTATTAAATATATAAATTCAAAATATGTTATGAAATATCCAATTAATAACAAAAATAATGGATTATATCTCGTTAATTTAAAATAATGTAATATTACAAATAAAAGAAACCATCCTAATGATATATGAAACATAAATAATATTCCATATACAAATATTATTTATGTGAATGACAAAAAGTTTTTGCCATTTATATGTGTTGGAAGATGTTTAGCCTTTGATGCCGAGAGTGTGTGAGACAATCATATCCATATTCATATAATTGTCATATTCCAAATCCTCTCTAATCATAATCAAATCATTCGACTTGCGAAGTTTCCAGCAACTGGCGATATATTTCATCGTATTTCCAGATCCTGGAATCTTTGTTTTGTTATTTCTCAGGTTGTGGCACATATACTTCACGAACATGTTATACTCCGACAGTTCATAAAGCTTACCCTTCGAATTCTCAACAAAGATACCCGTATGTTTGCGAATGGTATTTGACACCTTCAACGACATATTTCAGCCGTGATCCGTATTTAAATGGATAATTAAATCTTGAAAATAAACAATTCATTTTTTATAAATAAATATATAAATTAATACAAATATATAAAAAATGATTATATTTATATTATAAAATAGAATTATAAATGTCTGTTAGTGATACAATTTTTATGTTGAAATATAATTTTTATGAAAAAGATATTAGTCAATATTCAACAGTAAGAATTGTAACTATTATTAATACTGCTTGTTTGATTGAAGATTTAAAAACTAAAAAAAGAGTATGGGTTATGAAATATGATATATATCCATTAAATCAAACTTATTATGGCGATTTCTGGCAAAAATGTTCAATAAGTGAAGAAATTGCTAGAAAACATGGTCTGTTATAATTATTTTTTTGGTTTTTATTAATAAAAAATAAAAAAGATTTAAAGATTAAAGAATAATATTTATTATAAAATAAACCACGATAATGTCATCAAAAGAAGATACTGTAGGCATCGGTATTGATTTAGGAACAACTACTAGTTGTGTTGCTGTATGGATTGGTGATAGAGTTGAAGTTCTACCGGATCATCAAACTGGCTCACGTATTATTCCATCATATGTAACATTTACAGATGATGAAAAATTAGTGGGTGATGCTTCTAAAAATGTATCAACTATGTATCCTAAAACAACACTACATGACATTAAACGCCTTATTGGTCGTAAATACGATGATCCATATGTTCAATCAGATAAGAAACTATGGGCATTTGATATTACCGCCGATGAAAATAATAAACCTGTAATTAATGTTGATTATAAAAATGAAAAGAAAAAGATGTATCCTGAAGAAATCTCAGCTATGGTTCTTGCAAGACTTAAAGAAACAGCTGAGGCTTATCTTGGTCATCCAGTAAAAAAAGCAGTAGTTACAGTTCCTGCTTATTTTAATGATAGTCAGCGCCAAGCCACTAAAGATGCCTGTACTATTAGTGGTATGGAATGTCTGCGAATTATTAATGAACCAACCGCAGCGGCAATTGCTTATGGACTTGATAAGATTGCCGAAGGAAATAAAGAAAAAACCATTCTTATTTTCGATGAAGGCGGTGGCACTCACGATTTATCTATTTTAAGTATTGATGGTGGTATTTTCGAAGTTAAAGCTACGGCAGGCGATACTCATTTAGGCGGTTCTGATATTGATAATATTATTGTCGATTATCTGTGTACTGATATTAAGAAGAAACATAATAAAGATATCAAGGAAAATCCAAAAGCACTTAAGCGACTTAATATTGCAGCTGAAAAAGCCAAAAAGAATTTATCAACAACTACATCAGTTCCTATTGAAATTGATTCGCTATTTGATGGAGTCGATTATTCAACAACAATTAGCCGTGCTAAATTCGAGCAATTGGCTGAAAGTTTTTTCAATAAATCGATAGAGCCAATCTCGCGTGTTCTACAAGATGCAAAGATTTCAAAAAGTGATGTTGATGAGATTGTTCTAGTTGGTGGAACTACTCGTATTCCTAAAATTCAAGAACTATTAAGCAATTATTTTAATGGAAAACAATTAAATAAATCTCTAAATCCTGATGAGGCGGTTGCAATCGGTGCAGCTATCCAGTGTGCTATTCTAACTGGACAAGGTAGCTCAAGAACTAACGATCTACTTCTACTAGATGTTGCACCGCTTTCACTAGGTATTGAAACTAGTGGTGGAGTTATGACTAAAATTATCGAAAGAAATACAACAATTCCAACTAAAAAATCACAAACATTTTCAACTTATTCTGATAATCAGCCAGGTGTTGATATTAAGATTTATGAAGGTGAACGATCATTCGTCAAAGATAATAATCTACTAGGTTCATTTAATTTAAGTGGTATTCCACCTATGCCAAGAGGACAACCTAAAATTGTTATCGATTTGTCAATTGATGTTAATGGTATTCTTGAAGTTTCGGCGAAAGAAGAGAGTACTGGAAAAACTAATAATATCAAAATTACTAATGATAAGGGTCGACTTTCTAAGGAACAAATCGAAGAAATGGTTAAAGCTGCTGAGAAATTTAAGGAAGAAGATGAGCAACAAAAACTTTTAATCGAG